GACGCTTTATTTTTTTACGGCGTTGCGTACTGGGAAGTTACCGAGCTTTACGCAGACGACGGGCGGCCTAGTCGGTTTGCCTGGGTTGCTAACACACGTGTAACAGTTACTTTAAATAACACAAACACTTTAGTTAAATCTTATGCAGTTGACGGCAGCGAACGACCTAACAGTGGTATTGGTAGTTTAATTACTTTTCAAGCTATGGACGAAGGCATTTTAAATAGAGGCGGTAGAACTTTACGCGCGGCTCTGGATTTAGAAAAAGCCGCAGCTGTTGCAGCTGGTACGCCGATACCTAGCGGTTATATTCAAAACTCAGGCGCAGACTTACCAGAGGAACAAATTACCGGACTACTAGCTAGTTGGAAGTTGGCACGTACACAGCGCAGCACAGCGTATCTATCTAGCACGCTTAAGTATGAGCCAACAGCCTTTAGCCCTAAAGATATGATGTACTCAGAAGCAAAACAGGAACTAGCTACTGAAATAGCCAGACTTTGTAACGTACCGGCTTACCTGCTAAGTGCAGACGCTAATAACTCTATGACTTACTCAAACGTAATGGACGAGCGCAAACAGTTTGTAGATATGAGCCTACGGCCTTTTATATCTGCAATAGAGGAACGCTTATCTATGAACGATATGACCAATTCACAAAATTATGTCCGTATGTCATTAGACGATAGTTATTTACGTAGCGACGCATTAACACGCTTAGCAGTAATAGAAAAAATGTTAGCCCTTAATTTAATTACAATAGAACAAGCACGCGAAATGGAAGACCTAACACCTAACGGGGGTACACCTAATGCAGTTGAACTTTAATAGCTCAATAGAAGCAACAGATCAAGAGCGTAGAATTATCGCCGGTAAAATTGTACCTTTTGGCGAAATCGGTAACACCAGCGTAGGTAAAGTAGTTTTCGAGCAAGGCTCAATAAATTACCAAACCGGCGGTAAAATTAAATTACTTTTAGAACATTCATTAACAGACCCTTTAGGGTTTGCACAAAATATAAGCGAGGACACCCGAGGTCTTTACGCTACTTTTAAAGTATCTGCTACTACTAAAGGTACAGACGCTTTAATTGAAGCTAGCGAAAATCTACGCGACGGTTTAAGCGTTGGCGTAACAGTTGACGCAAGCGAGGAACGCGGCGGCGTACTTTACGTACAGTCTGCACAATTACGCGAGGTAAGTTTGGTACAGGCAGCAGCCTTTAAATCTGCAGCGGTTGAATCCGTCGCAGCTAGTGAGGTAGAGCCTGAGCCAGTAGAGGAAACCCAAGAAACCCAAGAAACCCAACAAACCGAAAGTGAGGCCAGCGTGGATAACGCTACCCCAGCACCCGAGGTAGAAGCCGCACAGTCGGTAGAAGCCTCACGCCCAACAGTAACGGCACCTGCCTATACTGCACCTCGTAGCCCTATAGCTACTCCTGCCGATTACCTATTCCACAAAGTACAGGCAACACGCGACCCAGGCAGCGAGTCTGCAATTTGGGTACGCGCAGCTGATGACTCAACAACAAACAACGCAGGCCTTATTCCAACACCTCAGCTAACTACTTTGTTTAACGGCAAATCCGACAGTTTCCGCGCAAGCATTGAAGCTATTAACACTGCCGCCTTGCCGCAAATGGGCATGCAGCTACAAATTCCCCGCATAAAAACCGTGCCTACGGTGGCCGACACAAATGAAGGATCAGCACCTTCAGAGACCGGCATGGAGGTAGAGTTTGTAACTGCTACTGTAAATAAGTACGCAGGACAAAACACCGTTAGCGTCGAATTGTTCGACCGTTCAGACCCAGTATTTTTAAACGTATTGGTGCAACAAATGGCCGACGCTTACGCATTAGCTACTAACAATTTTGTTAATGCTGAGCTTATTTCTGCAGCTACCTTAGACGGTACAACCGTAGCAACTTACCCAACAGCTTCAGAGCTACTAGGTATCGTCTCACGCGGTGCAGCTAGTGTTTACTCAAACAGCAAGCGGTTTGCTCGTAATATGATCGCCTCTAGCGGACAATGGTCAAACATTATGACCCTTAATGACGGTGGACGCCCAATTTACACAGCGCAACAGCCACAAAACGCAGGCGGCGCAGTATCAGTATCAAGCTTACGCGGTAACGTAGCCGGACTTGATTTATACGTAGATTATGCAAACGGCGGCGACGGCGACGGTACTATCCTGATCGTTAACCCTGACTGCTTCACCTGGTACGAATCCCCAGCACTACGTTTAACCACTAACGTAATTGCTAGCGGTCAAATCGAGATCATGTACTACGGCTACGGAGCATTGGCCAATTTAGCCTCAGGTGGCGCATTTAAGAACAATAAGGCATAAGCCTAAAACACTAGAACCCTAGACCCTGCCCCTAGTCCGGTGGGGTCTAGGCCCAAACAGTAAGGAGTAGAGCGCGTGGCTGCAACATATATAACTATGGCTGAGTTACGCGCTTTGCTTAACATAACCGGCATTACCCTTTATTCAGACGCTTCAGTAGAGGAAGTTTGTCAGGCTTCAGAGGACATATTAAAAAAATATCTTTGGTTTAACCAATACTCAGCTAGCAGACAAAAATTAGAATCTGGCGTAGCTTATTTATATTTTGATAACCCGACCGGCTTATATGTAGGCGAAACAATCGTAATAACTAATGCCGGTAGTAAATACAATGGCAGTAAAACTATTGCTTCAATACCTGACCCTTACAGCATTACCTATACTGTTAGCGGTCAATCTACAGACGAACCTATACACGCTATTAAACCGCCTGCCCTAGTAAGCGCGGTTACTCACATAGATTACGCAACAGTCCCAGCGGTGCGCGAGGCTGCAGCTGCGCTAGCTACGACTATCTGGCAAGCCAGACAAGCCCCAGGCGCAAGCGTTACTACTATTGACGGCTTTATCGCCTCGCCTTATCAGCTAGGCAACACCCTTATAGCTAAAGTACGCGGCCTTATAGCCCCGTATATGTCTCCTAATTCTATGGTGGGCTAATGCCTGCAGCTATAACTACCCTTAGATCAACACTAGCTACAGCTTTAGCTAATACCGGTGTCTGGACAGTTTTTAATCACGTGCCAGAAATACCTTTAGCTAACTCGCTAGTAATTGCTAATGATGACCCTTATATCCTGGTTAACAGCAACGTTAAAACTGCCATAGCCCCTACAGTACGTTTTAAGTTATTTTTACTAGTGCCAGTAATGGATAACTTAGGTAGCCAGACCAAGCTAGAGGATTACTACCTGGCTGTTATGACAAAGTTAGCCGCGTCAGGTTTAACGATTAATATAACTAGCTTTAGCGCACCTGCAATTTTAGAAACGCCTAGTGGTAACTTGCTTCAAAGCGAAGCAGGGTTAGAGATAATAAGTAGCTGGAGTTAAAAATGGCTAATTACAAAGTAATGATAGATAACGATATCGCAGGCGTAGGCTTAGGCGGTGTCGTCAGCGACGCAGATTTAGCGGGCTGGGATTTACCTCACCTGCTGAAAATTGGTGCTTTAGAAGCAATCGAAAGCCCAGCCCCTACTAAAGCAAAGGAAGTGCAGGAATAATGGCAATTTATTTTACAAATAATACTTATTTTAAACTAGGTACTTATGTAATGAGTACCGTAGTACAGTCTGCCAGCCTCAATATTAACTATGACCAGCTTGAAATTACAGCTATGGGCGACGCAGCGCACAAATACCTAAAGGGCTTAGCGTCTCACACGCTTTCAGGTACTTTATATATTGACCAAGCAGCTATCGGCGCAGGTGCTACACGTGCAGTATTAGACAGCTTAAAAGGCACGTCTGCAGCGTTTGAAATTGCACCTAACGGGGCTGTAGCTAGCAGCACAAACCCAGTTTACAGCGGGAGCGTATTCGTCAACGGTTACACCCCTGTAAACGGTGCTAATGGTGAAGTGGCCAGTTTAGATTTTACTTTTGATCTAACTACAGACGTAACTATCACTACTGCATAACTAAAAGAAAAGAGGGCTAGAAAATGGCAAGGTTAAAAATTACACGCGATACCGGCGTAGTAGAGGAGTACGACATTACGCCGGCTATCGAAGTAGAGTTTGAAGCCTACGCAAAAATGGGGATAAATAAATGTTTTGCTGAATTATCTAGGCAGACGGACGTGTACTATCTTTGTTGGATAGCAATTAAACGTAGCGGCCAGACTGTAGATGTATTTGGCGAAAAGTTTTTAAACACCTTAAAGAAAGTAGAGGTGCTGGAGGACGACCCTTTAGCTGGGTAGGTAATAGGCAACTACTTACCTATCAAATAGCTTTTTTAGCGGTTGAAACTCATATATCACCTAAAGAATTACTAGACTTACCACCGGCCATGCTGGCGGCGATTTACAAAGTGTTAGCGGACAGAAACGAGGCGGCAAAGCGTGGCACCCGATCTAAGAGGCATTAAGTTAGAGGGCTATGCCGAAACCGTCGCGTTACTAAAAAGGTATGACACTGAAACCTTAAAAATTATGAACGCTGAGATTTACCAGACCACAAAACGTACACAAACGCAGGCCAGAGCACTAGTCC